GAAGTCCCGTTTAACGCGAGGGAGTAAGATAATATGTTTATAACTTTAAGCGATATAACGGGCGCGAATTTGTACGTTATTCCGATTGTTCCGCCCGACGTCGAAATTAAAAACGGCGGGGAAAACGAAACCTTGCAGACGGTTAAAGGGAATATACGTCTTGTCGGCGAAAAATCCCTGCGGAGCATTTCATGGTCGTCAATTTTTCCCGTTTATAAAAATTACGGGTTTACGGCAATCGGGTCAAGAACGAACGGTTACGATTACATCGATTTTTTGACCGACGCAATCACGGCAAAAGTCCCGATTCGTATTATTGCAACAACATTAAGAAAACGTCCTATTTGTAACATGTTAGCGTCAGTCGATGACGGTTTTTCATGGTCGGTAGATACGGCGGGGGATATTAAATATTCATTGTCATTGACCGAATTTCCCGAAAAAGTGTGGGATTATGCGAACGGGTCGCCGACATTAAGGCAGTATCTGAAAACTTTTGCAAAACAAACGGTCGTTAAAAAAGCACTTTCAAAGGCGGGGTTAATCTGATGTCATACAAATATATAATCGACGGCGTAGAAGTTGAAAACTTAATAAACCCCGAATGGTCGGACGATTTAAACAATTATGCAAACACGTTTTCTTTTTCGACGTATTCAACGTATGAAATCGGGTCGATGTTTCAAATGGTTACGGATACGGGCGAAATTGTTTTAAAGGGTATTATTACCGATTTTGAACAAAATCAAGCGAATGTTTTTCAATATTCGGGGTATGATTGCGGATTTTATATCAATCAGAATGAAATTATTGAACAGTTTAAAAAGATTCCGATTTCGGACGCTTTTAAGAAACTATGTTCAAATTATAATATTCCCGTCGGAACTATTCCCGCAATGTCATCAACAGTAACGGAAATATTCAAAGACCGAACATTGTCGGATGTATTCACGGAATTGTTAGAGTATGCGAAGAAAAAAGGTTGTATTAAAGACGTATATTTCACATGCGCAAAAGGTCGTTTTGACATTTTGTCATACGAAACAAAGACGGATTTAATCGGGTCGGATAGTGTATTTTCGGCAAAATCCGAAAAGACAATCAACGCGCCGTCAATTAAAGTTTCAATGCAGGATTTAAAAAACCGTGTAATTATTGCGGACAATTCCGACAAAAACCGCAAACGCGTAACCGTATCAAATTCAACATCAATCAGTAAATACGGGTTGTTGCAGGATGTCGAAACGGTCGACACATCGAAAACAAATAACTTGTCAAAGATTGCGTCGGAAAAATTAAAAGAATTAAACAAATTATCGAAAACAATCAGTATGACAATGTTAGGTGATTACCGCATGCACAAAGGCGTGATAATGCCGATTGATTGTGATTTGTACGGAATTAAAGGGAATTTTTTAATTACGCAGTCAAAACACAGCATAACGGGTGAAATCGAAAAAGTGTCCGTTACGCTTGAAATGCGCGAGTGAGCAGAGGGCGCAACGGCGACCCGTTGAGGGTTGGCGTGCAGTCCCGTTTAACGCGAACGAGTAAGAGAGCGTGAGTAAATAGAGGGTAAAAACAGACATGGAAGAACAAAAAGACTTTTTTAACAGTCTTGCGGATGAATTTAAAAAACGAAATAATCCGACGGATTTAAAAAGCGCAATTTTAGCGAAAGTCGAACAAATAGACCCGTTAGTTATTGTCAGTTATGCAGACGGAAAAATTATGTTAAGCGAAAACGATGAACTTTTAATTTCGGAGTTTTTCCGCTTGCGTTGTAATATCGACAAAACGGGCGTTTTATCGTCAAATGTTCCGTCCGATACAGATAACGCCGAAAGTATTTCAGAAACTCATTCATACACGGGGGCAGCTTGTCAAATGCCGTCGGCGGTTTCGTATCTTGCAGGCGCTATTTTAGGCGTGCGGGATGAATTATTAAATTTAAAATGCGATTTGCAAATCGGCGACTATGTTGTAATCGTCAGTTTGGAACAGAAAGACCGTTATTTGTTAGTGGATAAAGTGTTAAACGAGCGCGAGTGAGCAGAGGGCGGAACGGTCAAGGCGTTGAGCCTTGCCGTGCAGACCCGTTTAACGCGAACGAGAAAGAGAGGTAAAAGAATAATGTTTCCGTCAGTTATTGAAGAAACAGAAAACGAAGTACAATCGACGCGGGAAAAGGTTATTTCAACAAGTACCGAATTAGGATTGACACCGTCTTTTGATTATACAAAAAAACAATTTTTGCTTGAAAACGGCAGTTTAAAAATGATTACGGATGTTGACGCGATAAAACAATGGATTGTTTTATTCATAACGACCCCGAAAAACACATATCAAATATATGACGGAACGGATTTCGGAACGTCTATCCGCAAATTATTCGGGCGCAAGATTTTAAACAACGGTTATGAAGAATCGGAAGTTGAAAGAGAAATCCGCGAGGGCTTGCCGTTATGTCCCGCAATCAACAGGGTAACAAGTTTTAATATGCAAAAAGTCGGCAAATTAGTCAAGATATATGTTCAAGTTGAACTATACGACGGGGAACTTGTCGACGAAACAATCGACGTAACATATTTAGTCAGATAGGGGATTTTATGTTTTTAACAGTAGACAAATCAGACGAAGAAATCACGGCGGATATATTGACGGAATTACCGTCAACATATCAAAAAAGTGTCGGATTTCCCGCATGGGATTACGCGCGCGCAATCGCTATCGGCGGATTAAGCAAAATTTATGAAAAATTGAAATATATTTGTTCTATGGGTGATATAAATAATTTTGAATATGACGACCTTGTAAAATTCGTTAAACAGCGTCGGGGGATTGTTGCACATACGGCGCAATGTTCAACAGGTGCATTGACCGTAACGGGAAACGGAACAATAAGCGTCGGGGATTTATTCCAAACAGAATCGGGCTTGCAATTCCAAGCGACCGAAGAAAAAGAAATTACAACAACGGGAACTTTCAGCGCGGAATGTTTGACTTCGGGAACGGTCGGAAACGTCCCCGCAAATTCGATTGTCGTTATTCCCGTAACGATTGACGGAATATCGACCGTAACAAATACATCGTCATTTACGGGCGGATATGACAAAGAAACGAAAGAATCCATTATTGAACGTTATCTTGAAGATTTGCAACAGCCGATAACATCGAATAACAAAAACCACTATAAAAAGTGGGCAAAAGAGGTCGCAGGCGTCGGGGACGCTAAAATAAAATCATTATGGAACGGCGACAACACGGTTAAAGTTGTAATTATTAATGATGAAAATAACGTCGCGGATTCGACGCTTGTCAATGAAGTACAAAAATATATTGACCCGTACGGCTACAAAGTATCAAACGGAACATTAACGGGATATGTTCAATCGTTTGACGCGGATTCGGAATATATCCCGACGGGAACAACGGTATATTCGGATTATGATTTACAAACAGTTCTTGCAACAGCGCAGGAAAACGAATATTCCCCCGATACGGAAAACCCGTCAAAAAAATACGGTTGGGGACATGGAAACGGTGAAGCAGACATCGGGGCTTATGTAACCGTTGAAAGCGCAACAGCAAAAAATATTAATGTTACGGCGGAAATTGTATTGCAGACGGGCGCGGTTCTTGAAACAGTTATCGCAAATATAAAAGAACAAATCGAAACTTATTTGAAATCGACCGTTTTTGAAGATTCATACATTAGTTATGCAAAAATCGGGGCTTGTATATTAAAAGCCGACGGCGTTCTTGATTATACCGAATCAGCTTTCAAAGTTAATGACGCAAAAGACAACGTTGCATTGACTGATTCTGATGAAACCGTCGAAATTGCCGTTTTGAATACATTAACCATAACCGAAAAGGAATAACGGGAATGACAATAAAAGATGATATTATCGCTTTACTTAATAAAGTACAGCGAAAAGACGCGTTCTTAAACGATTTTACAGAGGCGTTGAAAATCAAATTTCAAGCAATAATCGACTTTTGCGAAAGTGTCCGAAACAATCAATTTTTTGACAGTTTGGACAATGA